CGAGTCTGGTCTGATAACGTCTTTATTCCCGTGGAACTGTTATGAAACGAGGCAACGAATCATTCTCTGGTTACAACAAACCTAAGAGAACGCCAAACCACCCAACCAAGAGCCATGCGGTTCTTGCGAAGGAAGGTGACGAGGTGAAACTGATTCGATTTGGACAGCAAGGCGTGACAGGTAGCCCACCAAAGAAAGGCGAAAGCGAGGCTGATAAAGCCCGTAGAAAGTCTTTCAAGGCTCGTCACGCTGAGAATATAGCCAAGGGTAAGATGAGCGCAGCATTTTGGGCAGCCAAGACGAAATGGTGAACTAAAGTTATATAAATAAGACCAACAAGCCGAAAGGAATTGGTAAACATGAATAAAGTAGAGAGTGGAAATTCTGCCAACTTGACCAATAGAGGCAGAGGAAGGCCCAAGGGGACACCTAATCGGGCCACAACCGAGTTTAGAGAGACTATTAGTGCTCTGCTATCAAACAACTCGGAAAACGTGGAGAAGTGGCTTAAACAGGTTGCAGACGGCGACCCGACCACAGACCGCAAGCCAGACCCATATCGAGCGCTAGACCTGATGGCAAAGCTGGCAGAGTATGCGGCTCCGAAGCTATCAAGGACTGAGCACACAGGCAACTCTGACCAACCCATTGAGCTTAAGGTTACATGGGCGAAATAGTCATTCCCTACAAACCCAGAGAACAGCAGTTAAGAATCCACCAATTAGTAGACGATAAGCGGTTTACTGTGGTGGTGGCTCACCGAAGGATGGGCAAGACTGTCTCTGCGATCAACCACTTGATTAAGGCGGCTATCCTGAACGACAAGGAAAGCCCCAGATATGCCTATATCGCTCCGACCTATGGACAAGCCAAGCGGGTGGCGTGGGATTATCTGGTGAAGTATGCCATGCCTATGGGCGGGACTGAAAACATCTCAGAGTTGCGGGTTGACTTCTGGGGAAGGAGAATCCAACTCTACGGCTCAGACAACCCAGAGAGCTTGCGTGGTCAATACTTTGATGGCGTGATTCTTGATGAGATTGGCGACCAAAACCCAAAGATTTGGACTGATATTGTCCGACCTGCTCTGGCAGACCGACTTGGGTGGTGTCTTTTTATCGGCACACCAAAGGGACACAACCACTTTAAGGACTTGCGAGACAGGGCTGAAAAAGAGGCTGATTGGGGGCTTTTGGAGTTCAAGGCCAGCCAGACGGGTGTAATCGCTCAGTCCGAATTGGATGCTGCCAAGGATGAGATGGGAGAAGATAAGTATCTCCAAGAGTTTGAGTGCTCATTCAATGCCGCTGTGGAAGGGTCTTACTACGGACAACTCTTAAACGAGCTTGAGGCCAAGAACCATATTCAGGAAATCCCCAGAGATGACATTTGCCGCACAGTAACGGCATGGGATTTGGGTATGGGTGACTCTACGGCTATCTGGGTGGCTCAATTAGCAGGCTCAGAGGTCAGGCTCATTGACTACTACGAAAACAATGGTGTCGGGCTGGATAAATATGTCCATTGGCTGCGAGACAACGATTACGACAAGGCCGAGCACATCCTTCCCCATGACGTTCAGGTAAGGGAATTGGGGTCTGGAAAGAGCCGACTTGAGATGCTGCAAGAGGCTGGACTCAATATCCGAGTGGCGAACAGGATGAGCGTAGACGATGGGATTCAGGCTGTGCGCCGCCTTCTACCGAGATGCTGGTTCAACGTTCCTGCGGTGAATATCGGGTTGGACTGCCTGAGAAACTACCGCCGTGAGTATGACGAAAAGCGCAAAGTGTTCTATGACCGACCGCTACATGATTGGTCAAGCCACGGCTCTGATGCTTTCCGATACTTGGCAATCGGATTAAACGAATCCTCATCCTCATGGGATAAGCCTCTTAACCAACAAAGAAAGTGGATAGTCTAATGTTTTTACTTAAACAGGGTGATATTGCCGACAAGCGCCGAATTGACGCTCTTGAGCGAAGAATTGATTTGCTTGAAAATGTGGTAAAAGCGCTACAATCTGAGCAACGCCCAAAGATGGGCAGACCACCGAAGCCCAAGGATGAACAAGCCAAAGAATCGCAAACAGGCTAAAGAACTAGGCTTACAGACTTACTTTACTGGTAAGCCGTGTAAGCGTGGTGGAATTGCAGAGCGCAGACTCAATGGAGACTGCCTTTGTGACGCTTGTTTAGACTTTTCAAAACTTGTCAAAAAAAATTGGTCTGCTGAGAATAAGCAAAAAAATAAAGAATGGCGAGACGCAAATCCTGAAAAGATGAAAGCATACAAAGATGCTTGGTCTTTAAGAAACAAACAAAAAGCCGCTGAAAACATCAAAAGATGGAAGGCGGCTAACAAAGAAAAAGTGCTTTCAGACTTTCATAAAAGAAGGTCTACTAAGATAAATGCCACTCCATCTTGGTATGGGGAATTTGATGCTTTTGTTATGCACGAATCTTACAGATTGGCAAAGCAAAGAGAGCTGATAACTGGCATAAAATGGCACATAGATCACATGATACCGTTACAAGCCACGTTAGCCAGCGGACTTCATTGTGCAAACAACATCCAAGTTATTCCTGAATTGCTAAACGTAAGCAAATCAAATAGGATGATTTACACGGAGAGAAATGAATGGCTACAACATCTGTAACTGATGGTCAAAAGTTAAAATCAATCATTGAATCTGAGATAGATAACGCTATCGGCTTTATTGAGACGGAAACTACTCAACAAAGAACCGAGGCTTTACAAAGATATTTGCGTCAACCCTATGGCACAGAAATTGAAGGCAAGTCTCAGATCGTAACTGGCGAAGTTGCGGAAGCTGTTGATGGCGCTTTGCCGCCTTTGGTGCGAATCTTCTCCTCAAGTGATGAGGTTGTGCGCTTTGATGCTCGTGGCCCACAAGACGAGGCTGGTGCGAAGCAGGCTACTGAATACTGTAATTGGGTATTCATGCGTGACAACGATGGCCTCATCATCATGCACGATTGGTTTAAGGATGCGCTGCTCCAAAAGGTTGGCGTGGTCAAAGCCTATTGGGAAGACAAAGAGGATGTAACCAAAGAGAAGTATCGTGACCTGTCTGACGATGAGTTGGCGATGCTTTTGTCCGATGAAACGATGGAAATCGTTGAAAAGGATGTGGTTGAAAACGAACTGAAAGACCCGCTTGGGAATACAGTTCTTGACCAAATGGGCAAGCCTGTGATGTATACCTCAAACAGCGTCACAGTCCAAAAGAAGAAGAAATCAGGCCATGTGGTTGTTGAGAACATCCCACCAGAGGAATTTCTCATCTCCAAGCGAGCCAAGCGCAACCCGTCTGATGCGCCTTTCGTTGCCCATCGCCGACTGATTACCCGTAGTGACTTGATCGCAATGGGATTTGATAAGGATATTGTCAACGGCCTTCAAACATCTGAATCGTTGACTTATTCGCCTGAGTATCTGGCTCGTGTCAGCCCTGGTGAGAATCCTGACGATGGAATCTCGATTGACGAAGCAATGCAGACTGTTGAGGTCTTTGAGTGCTATGTCAGAGCCGACATTGATGGTGACGGTATCGCTGAACTGCGCCAAGTGTTCTACGCTTCAAACGAGATTCTGAGCGATGAGGAAACCGACTACATTCCTTTCCACTCGCTCTGCCCGATTCCTACCCCACACAAGTTCTTTGGCGAATCTATGGCAGATCGCACAATGGACATTCAGCTAATCAAAACGACTCTGACCCGTCAGATTCTGGACAACCTGTATCTGACAAACAACGCTCGTGTGACCGCTGTGGATGGTCAGGTAAACCTTGATGACCTGCTGACCTCAAGCGCTGGTGGCGTGATTCGTGTGAAGTCTGCTGGAGCTGTCAGCCAGTTGAATGTTCAATCAATCGCTGGTCAAACCTTCCCATTCCTGCAATATCTTGATTCTGTCCAACAGAAACGCACAGGCGTGACAGAGGCTTCACAAGGTCTTGACCCGTCTATCTTGCAGAATGTGACTGCCGCCGCTGTTGCGTCTATGCAACAGTCTGCCGCTGGCAAGATTGAGATGATTGCCAGAATCTTTGCTGAAACTGGCGTTAAGTCGCTGTTCCAAGGTATTCTGCACCTGCTCTGCAAGTACCAAGACAAGCCTCGTATTATTCGGATGCGTGGTCAATATGTCCAATTTGACCCACGTGAGTGGTCGAATCAGTACGATGTGGACATTAACGTTGGCTTGGGTGCTGGCAACCGTCAAGAACAGATGGCAATGCTGAACATGGTTCTTGCCAAACAAGAGCAAGTTCTTCAGACAATGGGCCCTGCCAATCCGCTGGTTTCGATGGGTCAGTACCGCAACACTTTGGGTCGGATGGTGGAAGCCGCAGGATTCAAGGATTCTGCCGAGTTCTACAAGGCAATCCCGCCTGAACTTGACCAACAACTTTCCAACCCGCAACCTCAACAGCAACAAGTCCCGCCAGAAGTGCAGGCTTACATGGCTAAGACTCAGGCCGACATTCAGGCACAGCAGGCCAAGGCGCAGGCTGACATTCAACTTGCCCAACAAAAGGCTGCCGCCGAGATTCAGTTGATGCGTGAAAAAGAAGCCGCACGACTCCAGTTTGAGCGTGAAAAAGCCGCCGCTGAACTCCAGCTAAAGCAAGAGGAGTTCTTGGCAGAGGCTCAGATGAAGGCCATGAAGGTCGGCGCTGGCATCACTTCTAACGTTGAAATACCAGGGTGAAAATATGGGATGGTTCTCTGACTTTATAAGCGACCCGATTGGCACTATTGGCGAAACAGGCCAAGACATTATTGATGTGGTCAAAGAAAATCCATTAGAGGCGGCTGCTCTTGCTACGGCTGGATATTACTTTTATCCAGAGATAAGCGCTTGGCTGAATCCTGCAACTGGAGAGGCTGTTGCTGGAACTGCCGAGGGAGCTACCGCTGGAGCAGCAAAAACAGCATTATCTGGAATTACTGCAAAAGGTGTTTTAGATACGGCAAAGGCTGGTCTTTTGGT